TCGGCGTGGGTCAGGAGATCGAAGTCGAGGTCGGCGTCGGTCTTCGTGTAGATCACGCCGTTGATCTCGACGATCAGCGCGGCGTCGGTGCCGCCCTGCCCCTGCCCGCGCTGGAGCGTGACCGTGTGCGTGTCCTTGTAGACCATGCCGCCGTGAACGAGGATTCCGCGCGCGTTGGCCGCGCCAAGCGCGTCGATGGCCGCGCCGAGCCGCTCGAGCGCTTCCTGGACGTGGTCGTCGACGAGCGGCGCGAGGACGCCGACGTCGTCCGCGTTGAGCGCACCGACCGCCGGCGCGAGCGAGGGCGCCAGCTCGAGCTGGATGCGCGTATCGGTGAGGCCGCCCGGATCGAAGGCGCCCGATCCCGGCGGGATCAGGATATTCGCGACCCGCTGCGCTTCGGTGTACCCGCCCGGCGCCGCCGGAGCCACCGGAGAACCGGCCGGCGTGCCCGCGACGTAGGCGAACGAGTAGCTGTAGCGCTTGTCGAGGTTGCGGCTCTCGGCCGTGATGTTGTCGGTGTTCGGGTCGATCACGTCGACCGACTGCGAGTTCGCGTCAAGCGCGTTCGGCTTCACGAAGACCGCGTCGATGCGCGGGTTCGCGACGTGCGAGACCGTCGAGACGAAGGTCGCGGCGTCGTCGTCGACGCAGATCGGGATCAGGACCGACGCCGTCGTCAAGTCGTCGAAGAGCCCGGCCGCCGGCACTGCGCGCCGCTCGAAGCCGAGGCCCGCCGAGATGCGGAAGGTGACGCCCGTCGAGCGATCGCCCGAGACCGGCACCACGAGGGCGGCGTCGTCGATGTAGGCGGGCACGCCGAGGGCGCTGAGCCGCTGCGCCGTGTCCGAGCGCACGAGCATCGCATCGAGCACCGTGCCGAGCGATCGGATGGCGTTCAGGGAGACGCCGTTCACCATCTCCGGCGTCCCGCGCTCGTTCTCGTGCGCCTGCCGGTACTTGAACGGATTCGTCAGGGCCACGCGGACCTCCTACTCGACGATGACGCGGAACTCGATGCCCGCGGCCTTGGTTGATCGAAGCACCTGCATCACCCGCGCGTAGACGCCGCTCGGCGTCTCGAGGGCGTTGTCCAGGAACGAGCCGCGGTCTTCGGGCGAGTGCCCGTCCCCCGTGTCGAGCACGAGGAAGCCGCGCGGCGAGCTGCTCGTCGCCGAGGCGACGAAGAACGTGTCGTGGGTCGCGGGCGCCTGGTGCGGGATGTAGACCGTGAAGCCGCGCCGCTGGCCGAAGAGCACCGTGTTGCCGAGGAAGCTCTTCGTCTTGCCGCTGCCCGTCCCGCAGAGGAACGTCCCGTCGGGCAGCCACTCCTCGATCCGCGCCTCGCCGACCACGAGGACCGCGTTCACTGCGGCGAGGATCGCGGGCTTCGTGACCGCGTCGGGCCACGCCCGGATCCGCTCCCGGTAGAGGTCGTCGGACTCGCCCGGCGCGCGGTAGCGCGTGCGCTCGACGCCGTGCTCGTCGAGCCACGAGGCGTCGGCCCGCCCGATCAGGGTCCGATCGTGGAGCGTCTCGATCGCGCCCTCGACCTGCGAGAGCTGCGCCGCCGCGGCGCGCAGCACCGCATCCATGACCTCTTCGGGGTCGCGCAGCCACCACGGGCCCAGCCGCAGGAGCTGGTCGCGGAGGGCCTCGACGTCGCGCATCAGAGGGTGACGAGCGCCGCGCTCGTGCGGATGAGCTGGTCTTTGGCGGGGACGACGTCGCCGGCCGGATTCGAGACGACGACGTTCACGACGCCCGGCACCTTCGCCGCGGCGATCAGCGACGAGCGGAAGAGCGTCTCGCCGATCGTCAGCGTGTTGATCTCGCGCACGACCGCGGCGATCACCGCGTCGCGCGTGGCCGACGTGTCGACGCCCGCTGCGAACGAGAGCGCGAGCGCGACGGCCTGGTTGACCGCCGTCGCCGAGAGGACGTTCACCTGCACGCCCGCGGCGCGCCAGTTCACCAGCTCGGCCGCCACCGCATCGCGGAGCGTCGTGTTCGCGGAGCCCGAGGGGTCCGCGACGTAGACCGTCGGCGGGTAGGTCGTGTCGTCGACCGTGGCCTGCGAGACGCCCGAGATCTGGGCGCCGTAGGCGAGCGCTGCCACCGTGCCGCGCCGGAGCGTCGCGAGGTAGCCGCGGATCCGCGCCCGATATTCCTCGTCGGTCTCGGGCTCGCTGCCGCCCGCCATGCGCTCGTTCGCCGGCGCGCTGTTGCTCGAGACCGTGATCGAGGAGTCGTCGAGCGCGTCCACGATCTGCGTGATCTTGCCCGGCTGGAGGTTGCCCGCGACGCCCGTCGTCGCGGCCTGGACGTCGACCACGACCGAGAGGCCCGAGAGCACGGCGGGGTCGCTCGTGTAGAAGACGAAGCCGTCGTCGGTGGCGACGCGCGTCCCGATCTCGATCAGGATCGGCCCCGCGGCCGCGCTCGAGCGCAGGAACTTGACCTTCCCGATCGCCGCCGAGCCCTGGCGGCGCGGGAGCGAGTAGTGATCCTCGGCGAGCGCATCGAGCGCGGTGCCCTCGGCCGTGCGCACGAAGGTCCGGCGGTGCAGCTCGAGCGCGAGTTGGCAGATCTCCTGCGCGAGCGCGGCGTCGAGCCCGACGAGGATGTCGAGCATGTAGCCCGGGGAGAACGAGGCCTCCGAGAGCTTGCTCGAGCGCAGAAGCGCCGCCGACTTCCCGAGCGCGTAGAGTTCGGGATGGGTCGGGATCTCGATCATCGGTCGCTCCGGATGCGCACGCCGACCGCCTGGCTCTGGCCTGCCACGGTGACGCGCGTCTCGACCTCGACCAGCGAACCGTTCGCGCTGAGCCGCACCGTGGGTCCGTCGAGCTGCTCGACCGCCGGGTGGCTGACGAGACTCGAGCGGATCCGGTTCTGGAGCTCGGACACGATCGCGCCGGCGTGGGGCCGGTTCAGGAACTCGGTCGCGCCGACGCCGTAGCCGGCGCGCCAGAAGAGTTCGCCCTTGCTCGTGATGATCGCCCGCGCGAAGGAGGCCCGGAGGCCTTCGAGGCCGCGCGTCAGCGCGAGATCGCCGTCGCCGAGCACCACGAGGTCGCCCGGGAACTCGAGGTCGCGCCCGTAGCGGTTCTCGAGGCGATCGCGCGCGCGCTCGAGCGCCGTCGGCTTCGCCGGGCTGCCCGGCGTCAGGTCGACCTCGTAGCCGATGTCGGGCCGCACGCGGCCGCCCGTCGCGATCGAGATCGGGTCGACGTGGAATCCGGGGCCCGTGAACGTCATCCGTCCACCTTCGTTCGGGTGCTCGTGTGCACGCCGACCGTCATCTGCTGAATGGGCGGCCCGGTCGTTCCGGGGCCGTTCGAGACCTCGCCGTGCGTGTGCGCGTTGAAGAGCGCGACGAAGGCGTCGTGCACGATCTTCCGCAGCGCGCTCTCGGAGCCGAGCTTCACTTCGGGCGCGTCGATCCGGACCTCGGCCTGCGAGATGACCCGAAGGAGCGCCTGCCCGAGGAAGTTCGCCGCGGCCTGGTAGGTCCAGGTGAAGACGCCCTTCGTGGTGCGCGTCTCGGTGCCTTCGACGACCGCCGTGCGCGTCGCCTGAAAGAGGCGCGTCTCGGCGCCGACGACCGTCGTGTCGCGCGTGCTCTGGAGGAGCTGGCGCTGCGGGCCCGCGATCTCGAGGTCGTGCGCGCCCTGATAGTGGTCGTCCTGCGCCTCGCCCGGGCGGCCCTTGAAGACGCGCCGGGTCGGATCGAGCGGCCCCTGGAGACCCGCCACGGGCGGCTCGGGCGTCGACGAGACGACCGCGAAGGCGTAGCCCTCGTCGAAGTCCTCGGTCGCGCCGTCCGGACCGCGCCCAGGGAAGGCGCAGAGCACGTCGGCACCGACGTCCGGCACCCACCAGTGCCCGAAGCCCGGCCCGTGGTAGGGCGGCGCCCAGCGCACGAGCGCCGTCACCTGATCGTGGCGCAGCGCGACCTCGAGGAAGACCGCCTGCTCGCGCTGGACGACCTCGAGCACCGCGCCGATGTCGATCACGGGACGATCTGCTGGTCCGGGGTCGGCGCGTCGGGGATCCGCAGGATCTCGCCCGCCTCGACCGAGCCGTTCGTCTTGCCGTTGGCCTCGGCGATCCGCGTCCAGGCGTCCGCGCTGCCGTAGTAGCGCTGCGCGATCCGCTGAAGCGAGTCCTCGCCCGAGGCGACATAGGCCGTGTCCTCGGTCGCCGTCTTCGCGAGCGCGTCGACCTGGGGCAGCACCGCGTCGACCTCGGCGGCGCTCCGGACGATGCCCGTCACGATCCGCGAGGCGTCGCGCGCGGCGCCCGTCACGGCATCGAAGGCCGTCCCGGCCGCGCCCTTCCAGTTGAGCTGCGCCGCGTGGCCGAAGGCCTCGCCGAGCGAGCGCTTGGCGTCGCGGAGCGTCGTGCCCGCCTGCGCCGCGAGCCCAGGATCGACGACGCTGCCGAGCGTCGCGACCGTGTCGAGGATCTGCCCGGCGCTCGAGACCGCCCCGCCCGCGCGGCCCATCGCAGCGCGCGCGAGCGTCACGTAGTCGCCGCCGAGGCCCGCCGGCAGGATGTCGAGGACCGTGTTCACCTGGCCCACCGCCGCGAGGATCGAGTCGACGCCGGGGATGTCGCGCAGCGCCGACCAGACGCGCGAGGTCGAGCCGCCGAGCCCGTGGTCGATCACGACGAGGCGCACGGAGTAGGCGATCCGCTGGAGTTCCAGCGTCCGGAGCTGCACCTCCTCCCAGAGGCAGCGCCGGCGGAACGAGCCCCACTCGTAGAAGACGGGGTGCCCGCTGCGCCGGATCTGGTCGAGGAGCGTCGCCTGCGCCACCGCCCAGCCCGGCGAGCCCTTCAGCCGGTCCTCGAAGACGCCCGAGAACTCGATCGCGCCCTCTTCGGGGCCGAGGATCTGGGCCGTCGCGACCGACGAGCCGGGGTAATACTCGACGTGCTTGCGCAGGCCGCCGCCGAAGTTCGACTCGTCGCCGTCCTGGGGCAGGTCCGAGCCCGTGAAGAGGATCCGGCGCCGTCGGCCGCCGTCTTCGGTGAGCACGAGCGGGAGGACGGGAAGGAACGACGGCAACGAGCCCCCTCCCCTTCTATTCGATCGTGATCTCGAGCGACGGCTTCAGCCGCGGCCGCGCGCGGTCGGCGCCGAGGTCGACCTGCTTGCGGCTGCGGACCTCGAGGTCGAGCTCATAGCCGCGGCGCGACGAGAAGCGATGGTTCGCGCGGTGGACGTAGAAGGGCACCTGCAAGCGCTCGAGGCCTAGCGCGATCGAGCGCGCGTCCTCGTCCTCGTAGCCGATCGCGAGGAGGTCTCGGACCTGCTCCTCGGCCGGTTTCGCGATGACCGACGAGAGGTCGGCGCCGAGCGCGATCTCGACGGGGTCGCCGTAGCGGAGCTTCTGCACGGGGCGACCGTTCGCGTCGACCATGTCGCGCGACTCGATCGAGGCCTCCATCTCGTGATGCCGGAGCTGCTCGCGGAGCTGGTCCGCGATGCGCTGGAGCTGCACCTGGCTCGAGATGCCGCGCACGACGAAGGGCCGGTCGGTGCGCTGGGTCGTCTTCTTGGCGTTCTTCTTGCGCGAGAGCTGGCCGATCTTCGCCGGCTCGAGCGTCTCTTTCGGCTCGTCCTCGGGAACGAGCGGCGAGCGCGCGATCAGCGTGCGCTTCGCGTCGGGGTCGTAGCTCGTCACGGTGACGTTGATCCCGTGCTGGCGGCCCAGGTCGCGCGACGTCACCAGCCGCGAGACGCTCGCCTCGCTGCCGCCGAGCACGTAGCGGACGCGCGTCGCCGGATCCCCGCCACCGACGAAGATCGTCTGGGGCTCGCGCACGACGACCGTGTCGAGGTCGACGTAGACGACGAAGCCCGCCTCGAGCGCGAGTTCGGTCACGACCTCCCAGACCGTTTCGCCGTGCTTCTTGCGCCGGCGTCCGAGCTTCGGGTCGTCGCCGCGGCGCTTGTAGTCCGCCGGGTAGATCACGTCGGCCTGGTAGTCGATCGCGAGCGCGCGCGTCGTGTCGCGCTGGTCGAGCAGGTTCCGGAGCACCTCCTCGAAGGAGAGCTTCCGGCCGCCCTCGACGTAGGTGATCGAGTCGCCCTCGACCGTGGCGTCGAGGAAGTAGGCCGTGTAGTCGCGGCACTTCAGCTCGACGCGCCGCCGCCGGTCGTCGATCGTGACCCGCGGCTCGTCCACGACGCCCGCGAAGACCGCGAGTTCGCGCATCTCGTCGGGCGTCTTCGAGAGCCAGAAGCGCTCGTCGACCATCGTCTCCGCGTCGGCGAGGAAGACGTGCACCGTGCCGCCGCGCAGGAGCCGCGGCGAGAGCGGCCACTCCTCGAGGCCGATCGTCACCTTCGCCGTGTCGGCCTGGTTGAAGGCGTTGATCGTCACGTTGAACTCGAGCGGATGGCCCGCGAGCGCGATCGCGCGGTCCGGATCGGGCTGGCCGAAGTCCTCGAGTAGGAGCGAGACGTTCACCCACGCGGTCGGGTAGTGGAGGCGACCCACTGCGACCTCCTACGAACGCGGAGCGGGCACCAGCGCCGGGCGCCGCGCGGCCATCGTCGGATGGCGCGCAGCGAGGCGCATCCCCTCGCCGACCTTGACCGCGACCGCCTCGGGCGAGTCGTCGCTCTTCAGGTCGATCTGGATGTTGTTCGTCTGGTGGATCACCGTCTTCGAGGTCGCCGGGCCGTCCTTGCCGCCCGCAGCGCCCGCCTTGCGCTTCGACGGGGGCGCGGTCCTCTCCGCGGCCGTCGAGAAGCCGCTCTCGACGCCGCCGAAGGTCTCGCGACCGCCCTGGTAGCTGGCGTAGTAGCGGCGCACCGCGTCGTTGTAGCCGGGCTGCGCCGCCGAGAGACCGTCTTCCTTCGCGCGCTCGATGGCGCGGAACCAGTCCTGGGCCTTCAGCACGCCGTCCATCACGAAGCCTTCGGCGCCCTGCGTGAGCCCGCCGAGGGTCGCGATGCTCTCCAGCTTGTCGAAGAACCAGCCGAGCCCGTCGCCCAGCTCGCGCAGCGCGCCGCGGATCTCGAGCGCGGTCGAGACGATGACCGGGCGGTTCTCCTCGATCGCCTCGTTCAGCTCGACGAGCCCGTCGAGCAGACCCGCGAAGATCTCGTCCCCGCCGATCTCGGCGAGGATGCCCGTCGACCCGACGATGCTCTCGGTCAGCGTGCCGAACTGCGTGTCGAACGTGTGCACGACCGCCGCGAGGTAGTCGTCGGTGACGATCTTCTCGAGCGCGGTGTTGAAGGCCTCGAGGCGCTCGGCCGGGTCGAGCTTGTTGAACTTCTCGGTCGTCATGCCCGGGCCGAAGAGCTGCGAGCCGAGCATCATCGCGAAAAGCGGGTTGTCGCCGACCGACGCCGTGCCGAAGAGCACGCGCATCGCCTGGTTCGCCGCGTCGCTCTGCGACTGCCCGGCCGCCGGCGCCGCGATGCCGACGAGCTTCGTCGTCTCGCGGAGCTGGTTCGTGTCGCCGCCCGCCGCGAAGACCGCGCCGCTGATGCTCGAGGCGATCCGGTAGTAGTCGGTCGCCGTGCCGGGCAGCTTGGCGGCGTCGGACGCGATGTCGGCGAGCAGGTCGCGCGAGGCCGCGAGGCTTGTGGCGAAGTTCTTCCCGGGGTCGTTCGAGAACTGGAACGCGAGATTGAGCTGCGCCGCCATCGAGAGCGAGACGTTCAGCTCTTCGTTCAGGTTCCGGAACGTCGCGGTCAGGCCGCGCTGGATCGCGTAGCCGACCGACGCCAGCGTGACGAACGTGCCGACCATCCGGAGCGCCGCGCCGCCGAGCGCCATCGAGGACGCCGTGGCGTCGCGCAGGTGCCGCGAGGTGTCCTTCGCCGCGTCGCCGTACCCGCGCAGCCCGGGCGTCGCTTGGCGCGTGTCCGAGATGTAGCGGGTTACGACCCGGTATTCGGTTTCGCTCACGATCCGCTCTCCAGCTTCACGATCCGGTGCGTCGCCGCGACCAGTCGCCGTCGGAGGTGAGCCGGAAGGCGCAGCACGACGTCGACCGGCTGGTGGGCGTAGCGGCCCAGGTAGGCCAGATCGTCGACGAGGCTATCGAGCGGAGACCACGATTCCGGCGAGAAAGGAGTCGAGGTCCGCCTTGTCCGGAACGTGGAGGCGGTTGAAGGCGCGGTTCAGGCACTGCCAGTCGCGCGGGTCGAACAGGTTGCGCACGCCGACGCCGACGGTCGTCGAGCGGTCGAACGGCTGGCCGTCGATCGAGACGATCGCGCGCTGGATCAGCGCGTAGCTGTGCACGATCTGCGCAGCGCCGCCGTCGTCGTCGCTGACCTCGCGCGCCGCGGCGAGCTCGTCCTCGCCCGTGATCTGGCGCAGGACGACCTTCTTCCCGCTGACCGGAAGCGGCGGGAGTTCGTAGAGAACCGCCGACTCGCTCATCCGATCGCCTCGCGTGCTTCCGCGTCGAGCCGGAGCGTCCACTTCGTCGGCTGCCCGTCGCGCGCGCTCTCGGAGATGTTGACGTGGCAGCCGCTGTAGCGGTAGCCCTTGCGGCCCGACTCGCCCGGCACGCGCCACGTCTGGGTGACGCGCACGTCGCTCGCGACGCGGTCGTTCACGGCGTCGCGGTAGGCGTCGAAGATGTCGTTCGGGTCCGCCGTGCCCGGGAGCACCTCGACGCCGAACTCGAGATTGAAGCCCCGGTCGGTCGAGTCGAGCGTCGGACGCACGTCGCCCATGTATTTCTTGCTGTCGACCTGCATGTTCGAGCCGCCGCTCGTCTCGGTGACTTTGAGCGGCCCGATCTCGCGATCTCCGACGAAGATCGCGAGGCGCATGTCCTCGAAGCGGAGCTTGTTTCCCATGTCGTCCTCTGGCGGCTACGCGGCTTCGCGCACCGACCGGTCGATCTCGACGCCCTGACCGATCTCCGTGCGGAGGACGATGTGGCGCATCGAGGCGAAGATTCGCACTCGCAGGATCACGACGAACTTCCCGATCGCCTCGTCGGCCGCCGTGTTGGCCGAGTCGATGTCGACCTCGTAGGGGTCGAGGCGCTGGCCGTCGCCGAACTCGAGGTCGAAGCGGCTCGGCAGGAGGCCCTCGTTCACGAGCCCGTCGAGGAAGTCCTCGATCTCGGCCTGGATCTCGAGCTTCGTGCTGCGCTTGAGCGGCTTGTTCTGGAAGAAGACCAGCCGCGCCGCGATCGACTCCTGGAGGAAGTCGGCCATCGTGCGCCGATGTACCATCTGGAGCGCGGTGTCGAGCGTCGTGAGAACGCCCGAGCGGAACGAGTAGCGCTGGCGCTCGGCCGTGAACTGGAGCGCCATGATGCCCCGCTCGTTGAACGAGACGTAGTCGTTCCACGCCGAGAGCGTCTTATCGTTCATGTCGCGGATGCCCGTCAGGAACGGCTCGGCGTTGATCCCGGCCGGGTCGGTGCCCGGTGCGAGGGCCGCACAGGCCGCCACCGCGAACGAGGTCGGCGCGACGTTCAGGAGCCCGCCCTTCCCGCCGTTCGCCTCGGGCACGAAGACCTTCACCCAGGGGTAGACGTAGATCACGCGGTCGCTCCGGTAGGAGACGACGTCGGCGAGCGCCTGCGCCTTCGTGTTGGCCTGCGCGCCGCAGATGACGACGATCTTCGTCTTCGTCTCCTCGGCGAGCGTGCGCAGCGCGGCGAGGACCGCCGGCGCGGTGTTCTCCGCCGCCCAGACCCAGCGGATCGCGGTCGCCTCGCTGCCGTAGAGAAGGCGCATCCCCTTCGAGTTCGTCGGCGAGCCCGTGTAGTCGGAGTCGGCGAACGTGCCGTCCGCGCCGCCCGTGAGCGCCGCCGCGGCGACGTCGGGGGCCACGATGCCGTCGCCCGCTGCGAGGCGGGTCAGCTTGATCAGGTCCGACGTGATCTGGAACGTCTCATTGTCGGCGATCTGCGCGAGGTCGAGACCGCGGTGGACTTCCTGCGGGACGCCGTTCAGCAAGACCGCCACGTCGAAGTGGCTCGCGACGCCGTCGATGCCCGCCGTCACCTGCACCGTGAGGCTGTTCCCCCAGCGACCGGGCGACGCCGCGTCGATGCGCAGCACGTTGACCGGCACGCCGGCGCCGTCGGTGATCGTGCGCGTCGCCGTGACCATCGTGCTGTTCGAGATCCGGATCACGCGCAGGCGGCCGAACTGCTTGCCGACGATCGAGAGGTAGCCCTTGTAGGGCAGCCCGTTCGCGTCGGGGCCGTAGCCGCCGAAGATGCGCGCGAACTCGCTCGAGCTGCCGATCTCGACGATCTCGTCGACCGGGCCGCGCTCGAACTCGCCGATCACGCACGCGATGTCGTTGCCGATCCCGCGGATGCGGCCCGGCGGCCGACGCTCGTCGATGAAGACGCCGTCGACCAGCGTGAAGTCGACCGGGTTCGTGGTCCGAAAGATCGTGACGTTGCCCGCCATGCGCGCAGGTCTCCCGCTCCCGCGAGCCGTGGTGGCTGCGGGCGCTGCTGTCCGAGTTGTCGGGGTTGGGGTGCGCCCTACGGCGCGAAGACGACGAAGAGCGCTTCCTGGCTCACGGTCGCGAGGATCGACGGCTGCGTGATGATCCCGAGGCGCAGGTCGACGAGGCGCGGGCAGCGCGCGACGACGATCTCGTCGGCGTCCGCTTCGACCTCGAGGATCGCCCGCCACTCGTCGCCGCTGACGCCGCGGGTCGAGTCGGTGAAGCGCGGCGCCGCCTTGCGGCGGAAGCCGATGCGCTGGTGGCCCACCGGCAGGCAGAGGTGGCTCTCGTCGTCGAGAACGCCGACCGCGAAGCTCGTCTCGAGCGCCTCGAGCACCTCGGCGCGCGAGGCCTGCGAGTCGGCGAAGACGTCGATCATCAGTGTCTGCGTGACCGAGGCGACGCTCGCGACGATGTCCACCTGCTCGGGATGGCCTGCGACCTCGAGCAGCGCGAGAGCGATCGGCGCGTGCGCCTGGCGCTCGCCGGCGACGGGGGCGTCGATGGCGATCGCCGGATAGACGAGGTTCGACTCGAGGCTTTCCCAGCCCTCGGCGATCGGCTTGCCGAGCAGGTCCGCGACACTCGGGCGGCCTGCGAAGGCGGCCGGAAGCGGCGCCCGGAAGTGATCCGCGAGCGTGCGGATCATCGTCGACGTGATGTCCACGTCTCAGCCTCGCCCGGAAGCCGCGTGCTCGATGAACTCCTCGATCGAGCGCCGGAGCATCTTCACCGCGTAGGGGATGCGGTTTCGGGTCATGTACCGGGGGCGGATGCCTTCGCGCTGGTAGCGCTTCTGGATCGCGCGAGCGATCTGCTGCGCGACCTGGCGCTGCTCGCTCGAGAGCGATGCGCGACCTCGGAAGCGCCGCTTGCCGCTCGCGAATCCGAGCTTCGCGGCACTGCGCTCGGCCCAGTCGATCAGCGGCTGGAGCGGGGGCGTGAACGGGCGCGCGCCGAGCTCGGTCCGCGGTCCCGCATACGGCGCGTCGTTCTGCACCTCGTAGCCGCGTCCGGTCTTGCGGTGCGTCCAGCTCGCGGCGAGGAGGCCCGTGTCGACGAGGCCCGCGGCCTCGGTGTCTTCGTGCAGCGCCTTCCGCAGGGCCAGCGCCGAGTCGAGCTGCGCGCGCTCCATGCCGACGGTCTGGATCCGGCGCTCGGTTCGCTCCTGGCGCTTGAAGGCCTCTTCGGGGGACGAGACCTCCACGATGTAGCGGCCCATCGCGCGCCCTCCCCTCTACCGATCGAGCAGCGTGGCCTGGAACGATCGGTTGACCGGGTTGAGCATCAGTTTCCAGCCGAGCGGCTCGAGCACGGGGACGCTCGCGGGCTTGTAGAGGTGCACGAGCTGCTGTCCGCGCGGCACGAGGCCCCACGATAAGCGCTCCTTGCGATCGCGCTCGTCGCCCGACTCGGTCTGCCCGAGGAGCTGGGCGTCCGAGAGCGTGCGCGTGATCTTCGTCGCCTCGACGGCGCCGGACTGGAAGGCGCCGCCCGACATCGCGACGCGCGACGCTGAGAGGAAGCGGATCGCCGGCGCCGGGACGATCTCGACCAGTGTGCGCTCGGGCTCGTTGCCCGCGCCGCGCTCCTGGGCGAAGCGCTCGACGATCAGGAAGCAGCGGTAGGTGCGCAGCCCGAGGCTTGCGATCACGCTCCGCGCGGCGTCAATCGTTGGTGTCAGGTTCGTGAACAGGTCGCGCGGCGGAGGCGTCGCCATCGTCCACCCCCAAGCTCAGCACGATTCGCGCACCGTGGCTCTCGACATCGAGCGCGATTCGATCGACTCGCTTCGAGCCGACGAACGCGGCGCCGCAGTGCGAACATCGCAGCGCGCCCTGCGCGACCTCTCGGCCGCATGCGCCGCACCGGGTCGCGGCGCGCGGAGGCGTCAGCCGGTCTGACCCTGCAGCCAGTCAGCGAGCGCATCGCCCTCGAGCGGCGGCAAGTCGTACGAGGCCCGAATCTCGTTCGGGTCCCGCTGCGGCTGAAGGATCGCGCTCCGGCGCGCCATCTCTTCCGTTGTCGAGGAGCCAGACCGAGGCGATCCGGGCGGCGCAGGCTTCGCGGCCGCGTCCAGCTCATCGAAGATCGTGGAGTCGAAGGGCGTTGTGTCACCCATCAGTCGGTTCCCGTGGTCCCGTCCTCGAACACCTCGAGCAGGTCGATCTGCACCTCGTGGCCGTGCGCATTCGGCCTATCAAACCAACGGTAGCCCAGGATCCGGAACTTGGACCCCGGAGGGGTCTGCAGCTCTCGCTCGTGACGGTGGCTCCCGTAGTTCATGAAGGACCGGGCCGACGTCTTGCCGCCCACGATGTGATACTGGACGGCGAAGTTCCCTCCGTAGCCCTTGCCCTTAAACCCGTTGTTCGTGGCCCATCCAGCGCCGTAGGGCCACGTCCACTCGCCACCTTCGTTGGCCGCGAGGAAGTCCCTCAACCACTGACGGTTCTCTGCCGCCGAACGCCCTCCGTCGCTCGTGTTGTCGGCCCACGATTCGCCGCGCCACAACTCGCCCTCGTGCGCCGTCGCGCGCTTCCAGAGGGGCGAATCGAAGGCCTTCGCGTGCTCGAGACTCGAGGGACTCACTCCCTTGGCGAGGATCTCGGCGTCGGTCATCCCCTTGAAGCGGTGCGCCTGGGCTCGACGGATGCCCGCGGCCGAACCCTTCCACGCATGGATTGCGGTCTGCAGGGCGTCGATGTCGCGCGACACGTCCGCCGGTGGCAGTCCGAGGTCGGCGCCGATCTGTCGCATCTCAGTGACACGCGTCTGCCACTCCGGATGCCCAGCGTCCGGCGTTGCATCGGGTGTCGTGTTGACGTGGAACCGCGCGGGACGCGGCACGCCCCCGAGTCCGGGCGGCGCCGTCGGCGGCACCGGCTTTGCCGGGAGCTTCGCCTCGACGAGTCCTTCGATCGCCTTCCGGAACTCGATTTCTGCTTCGTGGCGCTGCGCAACGCGCAGGCTCTTGCGCTGTTTCAGGCCCTTCAGCTCGCTGCGGATCGACCACGGCTTGTAGGAGAGTGCGTTGATCTCGGCGATGCGCGCGTCGAAGCCGGCGATCTCGCCGTCGATTCGCTCAGCGGCCTCTCGCCAGGTGTCGCGCGCCGCCTGTGCAGTCGTGCGCACCGCGACGTCCTTCGACTTCGCGAACTCCTCAGCCCACTTCCCGAGCTGTTTCTTGTAGGCCGCGCTGAGTTGGCCGGTCTTCGTGGTCTTCGCCGGTGCCTTCGCGTAGAGCGCGTCGTGCTGGGCCTGCCACGTCGCAAGGTCTTGGTCGAACGCAGCCTTCGCCGCGACGTAGCCCGCGTGCTTTGCCTCCCACGCGGCCTTCGCAGCGGCGGCCTTCGCCGCGGCCTCCTTTGCCGCCTTCTCGGCCGCGTGCTTCGTTGCGACCTCGGCGACCTTGATCTGGTGGAGCAACTGCTCCGGGCTGCCGATCTTCGAGCCGTGCTGCTCGAGTGTGTCGAGAACGGGCTTCATCGCTTCGGCCCAGGCGTCGCCCTTCAGCTCGGCGCGCACGAGGTCCGGGTTCTGCTTCCAGGCAGCGATCAGGAATCGCCCGCCGGCGTCTTGGTTCGCGTGGAGCTGCGGCGTGCCACCCCAGAGGCGGCGGCCGATCTTCGCCTGCGCGCCGGCGTCGCCCGCGAGCGCGTCGCGGTAGGTCTTCCGGAGCGAGTCCGGCGAGGCACCGCCGCTGCCGGTCTGAAAGATCAGGATCCCGTCCGGATCGTGCGGGAGCTTCGCGAGAAGATCCTTCGCGGTCGCTTCGGGAGCGGCCTTCGCGAGCACCGCGTCGGCCCACTCGTCGAGCCACTGCTTGCGCTCGAGGAGGCCCTTCGTGATCACCGCGCGGTCCGCGTCGGTGAACTTCCCAGCGGCGATCACCTGCTCGATCGCGTCGTCGTCGAGCTTCGAGAGCGACGCCTTGATCGTGCTCGCGAGCTTCTCGTCGGTCAGGTGCCCGAAGACGCCCGCCGTCTGCGCGTTCTTCGCGGAGTCGCGCAGCGTGTCGAGCTCGCCGACGATCTTCGGCATCGCGTCGCTCTTCAGAGCGCCCTGCGCGCGCCAGAGCAGCGAGCCGCCGTAGTCGACGCCGAGCAGCTTGCCGCCGTGCTCGACGAGGTTGTCGTAGCCGAGCCCGACAACGTCCCAGTTTCGCGTCCAGGCGGCGTGCAGGAAGTGCCGCGCCAGCTCGTCCTGATCGGCCCATCCGGCGAGCTTCGAGCCGCCCAGCTCGGAGAACTTGATCTTCGGGCTCGCGATCCCGACGTGCTTCGTGCCGACCGGGAACGCGACGTAGTCCTTCTTCGGGAGGCCCATCATCGCCGCGAGGTCGGCCGTCGCCTTCTCGGCGCTGACCTGGCCGACACTGCTCGGGAACTTGACGAAGTACGTGTCGCCGTCGGCGGTCTGGTAGAAGCCGCCCGCGTTGCTGCCCGAGCTGTTCGCGACCTTCTTCGCGACCGAGCCGTTCGGCATCGTCAGCGAGTCGGGCGCGCCGCTCTGCTTCGTCGGCCACTGGAGCGTGGCCTTCCACTCGTCGACGGCTTTCTTCGCCCGCTTCTGGATCTCGGCGAGGTACATGTCGACGTGGATCGCGTCCGGGTCGATCGCCTCGACGATGTCTTTGAACTGCCCGAGCATCGCGGCGTGCTGGGCCGCGTCGAACGTGCCCGCCGCGACCTCGACGGCTTTCTCGGCGTACTGGTCGAGCAACGAGTCGCGCTTCCACTTCAGCGCGAAGTCGATGTCGTGCTCGAGCGCCTTGTGCTTCAGGCCGAGCGTCGCCAGAACCTCATCCTGGTACGTGAGGCCCGTGAGCGCCTTCTTCGCCGCCAGCGGGTCGTCGGCGAACCCGAGGAGCGCGGCCTGCGCCTTCTCGGCCTCGACCGTGACGAGCGCGACCTTACGCAGCTTCTGCGCGCTCTCGACCGCGGCGCCGACGTGCGCCTTCAGCGCGTCGCCCTTCAGGCCGAGGAGCCGCCCGTGTGTCGTCGCCGCCTTCGAGACGGCCGCCTCAGCGACCGCGAGGTCGTTCGCTACGACGTACGCAGAAGTCTGTTGCAGGACCTCTGTGCCGGCCGCGGCAACCTTCGTCGCGTACTTCTCGAGCGCCGCGGCCTTGGCGTCCTCGAGCGCAGTCGCGATCGCGGCCTCGAGGTCGTCGCCGACCTTGCCCTCGAGCTGCGCCAGGCGGCGCGCTTTCACGCCGAGCATCGCTAGGTTCGCTTTGGGGACTTCGCCCGCGGCCTTCTCGACGGCCTCGGCGAGGCTCTTGCGCGAGAACGCGAGTTCCTTCGCCGCGGCGGTGCGCGCCTTCGCGAGCGCCGCCTGGGCGGACGTGATCGTCGCCTCGAGGTCGCCCGCGACCGTGTCGGCGAGCATCTGGCCCGAGAGCTTCCGCTTGTGGAAGCCGAGGAGCGTCGTGCGCAGCGCGCCGCTCGCCTTCTCGAGCCCTGCGGCGTCGGCCGGAGAGTCGAGGAGCGCCTTGCGGTAGGCCGCCTTCGCCGCGGCCACGTCGGCTGCGCTGGCGTCGGGGACGACGCGCCGGATCGTCGCTCGAGCGCGGTGCGGCGTGACCTCGACCTGGATCTCGGGCGGTTCCGCCTGGTCAAGCTCGAGCCACGCCTTGCGGAACGGCGTCACGCGACACCGGTCGTTCGGGTGCAGCGGGGGCCGCATGATCGGCAGGCCGCCCAGGAGGAACGGCTTGTCGACTGCGACCTGCTGGCCGTGGAGCTTCAGGCAGCGCGGGCAGCGCCGGAGGTCGTTCGTGCTGTCCCACTGCCGGAGTAGGTCGGGCAGCTTCTGCGCCGCGCTTTCGAGCCCGGCGTGGTTTCCGGCGCCGAGCGCGTTGTGGAGCTCGGTGCGGACGATCCGCTCGGCCTTCCAGCGCGCCCCGACGACGGCGCTCGCCTCGAGGTGCCCGGCGATGTCGGCCGACATCGCGCCCCAGGTGCTCCGCATCGCGATATGCACGCCGAGACGCCGCTGGACGTCGCCGAGTAGCTCGGTTCCGTAGGTGTTGAGCGACGTCGCGAACTGGTGCGCGAGGAGCCCGTTCTGCGCGGCCACCGCCCGCAGCGCCTGGGTCTGGATCGCGCCGAGGGACGCGCCGCGGAAGTCGCGCGTGCGCTCGAAGAACCCGATCTCGTCGATCGTCTGGCGCGCGCCGTCATCGGCCGCCGAGAGGATCGCGGTCTCGTGCGCCCCCTCGAGCTTCTTCGTGATCGTCGCCGCGCCCGCCTGGACCTGGGAGAGAGCGCCGCGCAGGTGCTGCGCGGTGAAGGTGTCGGAGCGGCTCGACTGCCCGAGCTGGGTCAGGCGACCGAGCAGCTCGAGGCGGGCCTCTTCGTAGACGCCGCGGAGCTTGCGCAGCTCGCCGATCTCGAGGCTCGCGATCTCCTTGGCGTGCTCGTGCGTGAGGCGAGAGGCGAGCACGTCCACGGCTCACCTCCCTCGCGCGCAGCTTCTACGCGCGGAGGAGACGGTTCGACGGCGTTCCGCGCGCGTGGCGTTCGACCAGCTCGCCCTCCCGGTAGACCGGGACGTGGACGAGGAGCGCCCGCTTGATCAGGTCGCGCTTCTGCGCGTGGCTGACGACGACGCCCTCGACGTCCTCGGCCGTGTGCAGCATCACCTCGCTCGTTCGCACGAGCTTCCACTGGTCGACGAGGTCCGAGACGATCGCCTCCTGCTCCGCAGTGAGCAGCGCGAGCAGCTCGTCGACCGCTGACGTCGGCGTGCCGAAGGACTCCCGCTCGTAGGCGCTCGCGTGGCCGAGCGTGCCCGTGATCTCGATCCCGACGCCGCCGGGCGGCAGGTCGAGGATCTCGAAGACGTAGAGCCGCTGCTCCGCAGTGAGCGCCACGGCCCGCTATTCCTCGCCGATGAACTTCAGGTGGTTCGGCGCTGCGTCGCCGATGGCCTGCCGGTAGCCGCGGGGCAGGCGCACGCGCTTGCCGGCGGGAATCCGCATCCGCTCGGGCGCGTAGATGATGCAGTCGCCCAGGATCGGCGTCGGGCCGTTGCCCGAGTTCTCCCAGACGTCGAAACGGCGCACGACGCCCTCGACGTCGGGCTCGGCCTCGCGGATCGGCTCGACGATCTCCGCGGCGCCGCTCTCGCTCGAGTTGACGGCATCCGCCACGGCCTCGACCCCCGCGCCGCGCTTCGACTTCGCGTCTTTCGCGCCGGCGCCATCGACGACGGCAGGGGTCTCGGTTTCGGCGGACGAGGTCACAACTGCCATGTGTTCTCCTTCGGTGAACAGGGGGAAGAGAAGGGCCGCGCCGACACGAGCGCCGAGCGGCCCCTCTCGCCCTGGGTTGCTGCTACGACGTCAGGAGATCCGTCAGCCAGCCGCACGAGTTCGGGCGGTTGTTCCGGACCTGGACGTAGACCTTCGCGTAGGCCTTCTCGGTGTCGCCGGTCTTGCCGAGCATCTCGATCCGCGCCGGCAGGCCCGAGACACGACCCATGTCGTCGTGGATCTCGAAGGTGCCGTTCGGACCGCTGGCCGCCTGCGACGGGTAGGTCGGCAGAAAGCGGACCTCGACGTGCTGCGTGTTGATCGCGACCACGTTGCCGGCCGTGCAGTCCTTGTCGCGCATGATCGGGATGCCGTCGAAGTCGAGCGCGCGCTCGCCACCGCGGAGCTTGATCTCGCCGGCCGCGGTCGTGACCGAATCCATCCAGCGCCGGTTCGTGTCGAAGAGCGCGGCGATGCGGTCGAACGTCAGCGGGTCGGTGATCAGGATGTCCGGGTAGCCGCCCTGGCGGGTGAAGATCGAGCGGATCAGGGCGCGCAGGAGGTCGAACGAGATCGCGCGCGGCGTGCCGCCGTTCGCGAGCTTGTTGCCCGCCCAGCCGGTCTGCACCGCGCGGTCGATGCCCGCGTAGGTGCCGACCGAGTCGAGCGGGCCGTTCGCCGCCAGGAGGCCCAGGATCGAGTTCGCGCCCGTGCCCGTGAAGAGCGCGGTGTTGACGACGCTGCCGAGCTTCGAGACGGCGCCGAACATCTTCTCCTCGAAGAGGTTCTTCAGCGTCTCGGGGCTGTGGCTCGAGCCGGCCGCCGCGATCGCGAGGCCCGTCGCGCGGAACGGTGCGCGATAGAGGCCCCACGGCAGGGTCGCCGGCAGGTTGTCGTCCACGCCGAACTCGCCGTCGGCGACGTCCGCGCCGTCGGCGTAGGAGGCCGCGAGCGCACCGTCGAACTCGGTGTCCCAGGCGACGTTCTTGCCGGCGCCGAACTTCTTCGGCAGGAAGCGAAGCGTCGCCGCCTCGCGGTTGATCTGCCGCACGATCTGCGACTCGTAGGTCTGGCTCAGCGCGTTGGAAACGGCTGCGAGATTGGCGTTGGCCGCCATAGAGGGTTCTCCTTCCGCTTCGCGTCTAGGCGAGCGGGATCAAGCGAGCAGCCGAGCCGTGGCCTACTTACGCGGCGCCGCCCGAGCCCCACCCGACCGAGTCGAGCAGACCTCCGACGTCCGCCTGCTTGCCGCCGGAACCTCCGGCGCCGCCACTGTCGCTCCACTGCTTGCCACCACTGCCGCCGCCGCCCTTGGCGCGGTAGTGGATCTTCCCGTCCTCGGTCTTCGGGAACTCGTCCGAGAGGAACGCCTTCAAGGGGAGCTTCTCCTCGTAGCCGTCTCGCTTGACCCGAACCAGAACGTCGTCCGATTCGCCGTCTTCGAGCTGGCCCTCGAGGAAGGCCCACGCCTGCGGGATGCCGAGCATCTCGAGGCCGCTGGCCGCTTCCACGAAGCGCGCCTTGCGTGCGGCTCGCTTCGCTTCTTCTCGCTCCTTCAGGCGCGCGGCTTCGCGCTCCTGATCCTTCTTCTGCATCGCCTCGATCTTGGCTCGCAGGGTCTTGACCTCTTCGGACTCGTCGTCCTTCTTGGTCCCACCCTTGCCGCCGGAGTCGCCGCCCTTCGTCGCCGCCTCTTGGAGGGCGGTATCGAGCTCGCCGAGCTTGCCGGCGAGTTCCTCGTTCTTCTCGACGATGGTCTTCGTCTCGGCCTGCACGACGCCAACCACGATCGGTCGCACGACGCCGCCGAGTGCCTTCTTGAAGTCGTCGCTCGAGAGCGTCTCCTTCAAGACTTCGGCGACCTTGCTCGAGACCTGCTTCAGGTCGTCCTCTCCGAGTGCCACGAGAACCTCCTCGCGCGTCTAGCGCGGTGCCCGGCTTGAACCCTGGCCGGTGCAGGTGCCCCGATGCTCGGCAGCGCGACGCTATTCGTCGTCGCGCTCGTTCCGCCCTCGGGTGGGCGGCTCTTCCAGATCGCCCGGCTCTTCGGCCGGGTCCGGTGCCGTGGTGCTTTCGATGATCTCGGCGTCGATCTTCTTGAGATCGGCCGGCGAGAAGTCGGGGTAGCGTCGCCGCACGGTGCGCTGGGCGCGCAGCGTGGCGAGGTGCTTGCTCGGGATCGCGAGCGCGTTGAACTTCAGCTCGTCGTCGAGGTGGTTCGCGTCGTCCTCGAGGTCGAACTCGTCGCAGCCCGCGACGTCGATGTCGTCATCGGGCTCGCCGCGCGAGAGCGCGACCAGTCGGGCGACCTCGCGGGCGTGCTGGCGCGCCAGATCGCCGAGCGCGTCGAGGACGATCTCGGTCGGGGTGCGGTCGCGCCGCTTCGATTCGCCGCTGCGCGCCGCGGTCTCCGCGTTCGACTGGACCGACTGCGCCATCTGATGCGCGATCCGGAACATCTCGTCCTTCAGGGACTCGCGGCGATCCATCGAGGCCTTGAGCGCCGTCCCGGCGGGCTCCGACCAGGTGAACTCGTCCTCGGGGTCGAGCTGGATGAAGTAGGACTCGCCGACCGCCTGATTGAACTGCTTCGCGCTCTTCACGACGGGCATCGCGAAGAGCGACATGAACTGCTGCCACGAGATCGCGTTGTCCATCTCGGTCAGGTGGCGCTGGATGCCGTCGAGCTTGTCGCCGATGCAGAGCGCCTCGGGCAGGCAGATCCGGGCGAGCGGGACGCGGCCGCTGCAGGGGTTCGGGATGTCCGACTCGAGCGCCGCGTGCTCGTTCTCGAGCTTGCCGGTGGCCTTCCAGGCGCCGTCGCGGTGCTCGAGCTTCTCCTCGGCGACGTAGGTCGCGATCCCCTCGCGGTGGAGGACCGTCCAGCGGTGCAGCTTCGAGCGCTCGAGCGAGAAGGGGCTCGGGCGCTGGATCTTCTCCTTGTGGACGATCGCCCACTCGAGCAGGCCCGAGTCGTCGCAGCGCGAGTCGAAGACCTCGTCGGCGTTGACGGGGATCAGGTAGGCCTGCCGGAGGCCCATGTCGTCCTGATCGCGCAGCGTGTTCGGCGTAGCGCCCTCGGGCGCCTTCGGGAGGTCGACCCAGGTGTAGGCGAAGCGCTGGACGAGCGCGCGGACCCAGCGCTCGAGCATGAAGGCAGAGAGGTGCGTGTTCCGGGTGTCGACGTTCTTCGCGAACGCCTCCCAGAAGGCCTTCTCGCCGCGCTTCGGGGTGATCTCGAGCGGCTTCAGGAAGAGGTTCGACGCGAACAGGTCGACGATCTCGCCCATGTAGCCGAGGTAGAACGCCCGCTCGCGGCGCTCTTGGAGGATCTCGAGCGGCTCGCTGCGGCGCTCGCGGATGAACTTGTCGGCGTCGAAGGCCTGGCCGCCGGCGTAGAGCGCCCAGAGTTCGCCCCAGCCCTTCGCGCGGTAGCCCTCGTGCTTGGCGTTGAGCGTGGCGACCTTGATCGCGTTCGGCGCATTGAGAGCCACCTATGCCCTCCTGCGGCTACGGCACAACGAGGGGCGGGGGCGGCTTGAACTCGCCGAAATCGAATCCGCCGTGCTGCTCGGTGCAGAGCAGCCACTCGCGGATCACTTGGCGCAGGACGCCGATCGGCGGGGCCTCGAGGTCGGCTTTGCCGAGTGCGAAGTCGACCCAGAACTGGACCGGATAGACGTGCGCGTCGCCCGTCTCCGCGTCGCGGATGACGACGTGCGGTCGCTGCGAGTCGAGGTCGACGACCTGGGCCGTCAGACGCGCCGCCCGAGGGCCCGGATGATCGCGTTCCGGTTCTGCCCGGCCGCCGGGAAGGCGATCGAGACCGTGCTGCCCGAGACCGACCAGGCCGTCGCGACTTCGGCCGTGTGGCCGACGCCGACGACGATCCCGTCGATCGAGGCGAGCTGCGTCGTGAACGTGCCCGGGCTCGAGGCCGGGAGCGTGACCTGGGTGATCTCCTCGAAGAGCTGCCCTTCGCTGGGGATGTCGATCACGCGCTGGCGCAGGACGGTTGCGGCGGGCATCGCGAAGTCTCCTACACGCCGGCGACGAGCCGGGTGTTGCTGGGACCGACCTCGCCCAGGCGGCGCTTGCGGGCCTGGATCGCGAGACCGGTCGAGATGACGCTGTCGTCGTGGGTGCCGAGGGGCGCTCCCATCGAGCCGTCTTCGAGGTGCGCGAAGGCGCGCGCCTCGGCGTAGAACGTGGCGTCGTGCATCGGGAGCTGCCGGCGGCGGATCAGCTCCTCGAGGTCGGCGACGAGGATCGGCTTCGTCTTCCCGTTGGTTTCCCAGCCGGGCTTCCGCTTCGCCTTGCCGTACTGGTCGTAGGCGCGGCGGTGGTAGAGCAGCTCGCGCGGAATCCGCAGCGAGTCCTGGCCGTGCAGGAGGTGCTCCATCACGGCGTGGCCGTGGTTGTTCACCTCGATCGCCGTGAAGGCCTGGTAGGCCGTCACCAGCGCCGAGAGCTTGCGCGCGAAGACGTCGATCGGCCAGCGGCCGCGCAGGTGCGCGACCTCCTCGAGCGTCCGGAAGTCGAGGACGCGGACGTCCTGGTAGTCGCCGCCGGCGACGCCTTCCGACGTGTCGGCCCCGGCGACGTAGGTGCGGCCCGGCCGCGGCGGGGCGTAGATCGCGAGGCGGTTGTCGCCGTCGCGCTCGAGCTTCTCCGGCTTGCGCCCGTGGATCGCCTCGAGCGCAAGGAGCGACGCCTTCGAGAAGATGCCCCGGCCGCTCGAGAGGAAGCTCTCCTGCCAGGTGGCCGGGTATTCCTGCTTCGCCAGATCCTCGCCGTACTCGGCGACGACCGTGCGCCAGAAGGCGAGCTGCTCGAGATCGAGCCCGAAGCGCTCCATCATCTCGCGCTCGGCGGGAGACGACGGCGGTGCGCCCTTCTTCCAGGCGCGGCGATACTCGGCGTGCTGCCACCACGCGAAGAAGTGCGCGGTGAACTCGCCCTCGCCGAGGACGGCCGCGAGGTAGCGGCGGTGGTACTCGTTGCCCTCGCCGTTGGCGGTGGACTCGATGAAGACCTCGCCCATGCCGGGCGGGACGGCCGCGATCATGCCGCCGAGGATCGCCTTCGCGTCGCCCTTCCAGTGCGCGAGCTCGGAGACGTGGAGGCGGTGGATCGTCGCCGCGCGGCCCGAGCCCTCGCCTGCCGTCAGGACCGAGAATCGGCTCCCGAGGTCGGCGAAGTCGAGTTCCTTGCGGCTCTGGTAGCGGGTGCGCAGGCGCCGCGGATCGTTCTCGTAGAACGTCTGCACGATGCGCCAGAGTTCGTTCGTCGCGTCGGGCCGGTGGGCCACGACGGCCGCGTTGACGTTCTTCCGGGTCGTGACGTCCCGGTAGAAGCGCCCCGCGATGTAGGTCGAGATCCCCTCTTTGCGGGCCTTGTCGATGATGTCGCGGCCGGTGACGGCCTCGTGCAGCTCGCGCTGGACGGGCCGCAGCCGGAACGGGACCAGTTCCTCGGTCGTCGTCTTGACGACGAGGTGGCGCTCCGCGAAGGCTTCGAAGTCGTCGTCCGGATCCGGACCGACCTCAAGTCCGCTCCACAACCTCCCCGAGATCCAAGCCCCGAGTGACCTCGAGGGCGATGCTTCGGCGGACGGCTGCGTCGACGACGTATCGGTTGACGGCATGGATCACACGGTCGATCAAGAGCGAGACCACCTCGAGCGGCACGGTCTTTCCGTCTGTGACGCCCTGGCGTCGCGCGATGATCTTGGCGCTCGTCTCGGTGAGCTTGCGCAGGACGTCGAGCACATCGGGGGCGTCGAGCGCCTTGTGGTACGCGCCTTCGTCGATCGCCCGCTCGATCTCCTCGAAGCGTGCGATCGCGGACTGCTGCAGCGCCTGCGCGATCGCAGCCTGGCGATCGAGCGAGAGCAGTTCGGGATCGTCGCGCATCTCGCGGATTCGCTCGCCCAACGTCTTCGGGGTGTCTTTCGAGTACAGGCCATGCTTGATCGGCGTCGCGCCACCGTGCAGACGACATCGCGATCGGCCTTTCGCCGGCCAGCGTTTGCACGGCGCTCCCGCGCGGTTCTTGGCGCCGCATCGTTCACGGGCGGCTGCCGGGACCGGATCATTCATGGGTTGCCAGGAACGAAGACGCCCCGACCTGAAGCCGGGGCGTCCGCCGATTCGCACGATGCTGCTGGCGGGGGTGAGTGATCGCCAGAGACACACGTGCGTGAGCGTGGCGGATCGTACGCTTGCACGTGCCACCCTGACAATGGATTCCGCTGCCATCCAATGCCGACGATGTAGACCCATGCCGACTTTCTTTGAAACGTTCCACGAGGAACAGCCGTCCGTGTAGATCTGTGCCGCCTATGCCATCCATGCCACTACCCGGCTTGTCTCTGCGCTTCGATTCGCTCGATCTCGCGCTCCGACACGAGCCACGGCGAGCGCTTCCGCGCTGGATTGGTCCGTACCGCGCGAATGAGCTTCTCCTTGATCCACGCACGCAGGGTCCGGTCGGCAATCCCGAGCCGGTCCGCCGCCACGTTCACCGTGAACCGTCGCTCGCGTTCGTACGCCATCGCCTCCCTTCCTATCCGAGCCCGTAGCGAATCGCTGCCGCGCGCTCTTGGCTCAACTGCTCTTCGAGCGCGCTTTCGATGAGATCTCGAGCGACGCGGACCATGCGGGCGACAGTCCGGCCGGACGGGACTTCGCCCTGGCCGATCCCGACCGCGGCGAGCCTGGGGCCGAAGTCCTCGGCGAGCGCGTCGTAGCCGCTGCCGTTGAGCAGGCCGCGCCAGAGGTCGAGGTGCACCCGCCAGAGCGCGCCCGAGAACCCGGGCGGACGCCGGAAGGCCTTCTTGAGGTCGAGCAGCTCGGCCTGCGCGGCGCTCGGGTCTACCATGCGCGCGGGCTCGCGGCGGCGGCGGGATGGTTTCTTCGTCTCGACCTCGACGAGCGGCCACGGCCGCGAACAGTGGGCGCACTGCAGCTCCCAGCGCTCGAAGACCTTCACGACGGCGTGGTTCACGATGACGCCGTCGCGCCGGACGGGCGTGCGGACCTTCTTCTCGATGCGCGCGACCTTCGTCGTGATCCCGGCGCAGTGCGGGCAGCGATCGGCGGCTTCGCGGCCCTGGGTGAGCGTCAGACGCTGTGCGCGGATGCTTCCGACCGACTGCGCGAGCTCGTCGTAGCGCTGAAGAGCGCGATCGGGATTGAAGCGCCTCATCTCGACCACCATCGCAGCGCCTCCCCAATCGTCGGTTCCGGTATGAGGTCGTCCCCACTGCGAGCGACCAACCCCTTCCGGCGCAGCTCCGGAAGGCGACGCGCGACGGCGTGATACCACTCGGCGGCGCTCATCTCGTAGGGCGGCGTCGAGAGCGCGGCGAGTTCCTTCGATGTGAGCCCGGGATGCGCGCGGACACCCGCGAGGATCACCTGCATCTGCGCTTCGGCGCGGCCGCGGCGTTCGAGGCGGTCGGCGGCGGCGTGGCTGCTCGTCGGATCGTTGCGACGCGCGCGTGGCGGACGCTGCGCGGGCGGCCACGCATCGAGCGAGACGACCTCGCCTCCGCGCCGCCCGCCGTAGTGGTCCCACTGCTCGTCGCTGGGATCCCAGAGGTCGAGCTTCTGGGCGCCCTGCCGATCGCGCAGTTCGATCACCTCTTCGATCGAGAGTTGCTTCACGGAACCGTGTCCAGCGCAGAGACTTCGACCTCGACACGAGGAGCCTCGCCCTGCGCACCGATCACCTTGCGCGCGACCAACTCCGCCACCTGACGGTCGTCGTGCCACAGCACCCCGTTGCCGGCGTCGAGGACCGCCTTCGAGAGGTTGTCCACGTCGGCGTTCGCCTTCGTGCACCAGCGGCGCGGCATCGGCTCGCGCTTCCGGTGATCGCTCGCGGGGCACGCGAAGACCGCCAGCAGCGAGACGACGAGCGGCACGTCGGCCGCCCAGATCGGCGCCTCCCCGCCAGTCGCGCGGTACACCGCCGCCTGCATCACGACCTTCGCGCTGCCCTTCCATGAGCGCGACTTGCCGGGCTCGTACACACCAGCATGCGCGCCGCGGATCGTCGCCTTGACGCGCTGCTGCGCCTGCGGCGGGCCGCTGATGACGACACGTAGAGCGCGCGGCCCGGGCTCTGCGATCGACCCGAAACTGCCACCACGAAGCGTCTTCGCCTGGAGCATGCGCATCGCGTTCTCGGCGACACCGAGTTGGCAGTCGAGCTCGAAGACCTTCGCGACACCACGGGTGAGAAGTTCGCGCACGGCGGCGATCTGCTTCGCGGGCGGAAGTGCCTCGATGCCCGGATCGGGAGTCGCGCGCAGATGCTCACGGACGCGCGCGACGAAAGGGTCGATGTGGTGGAGCTTCATCAGTGCATGCCCTTCGGCGCGGCCGCTCGATCCCGCGCTGCCGCGTGGAGCCGGCGCACGCCGTAGATCGCTGCGCGCAGGGCCGTCTCGAGGTGCATGCCGTGCGCCTCGGCCTCGAGTGCGGAATCTCCCAGCATCGCGAGCCGCAGCTCCCCGAGCGCTCGCAACAGGCAGTCGTGCATGACGACGGTCTCGTCGACTTCCGCCGGGCGGTTCCGCATCGACGCACCATGGGCGTCTTCCATCGCCATCTCGATCGAGACGTGGAGGCGTTCGTGGGGCGTCATGCGGCCACCGATTCGCGCGGGATGGCGCCGCAACGCACACCCGCCGCATGCCGCACGCGCTCGAGGCTCACGTCGAGTTGCTTGCGGGAGCACGGCGTCGAGCAGCGGCACGGCGAGGACTCGATGAAGTTCAGTTCCCGCTCAGCCTCGCCAAGCGACCAAAGTCGCGAGTCGAGTGTGATCGGCAACTTCCGCTCGGCGACGATCTCCTTTGCTCGTTCGATCACGCGCTGGTAGCTGCGCTCGACGCGGCGCTCCATGCGCGAGAAGAGCGCGCCGGTTGGCTGCGCTCCGGGACCAAGTCGCGGCGTGTTGTCGCGCGGCTCGGGGAGTTGCACTGGATCACCGGGCCGCATCTTCGCCGCGGCGAGCACGCATCGACGGACGGTTCCGGGGCCGGGCGGAAAGTCGCCAGCCTCTCGCATCGCGTCGCGAATCCCGTCGAGCAGCACGGGCACTGCAAAGTGCTCCCCGACGGTGTCGGCGTAGAGCGCGATCCGTTCAGCCGTCGCCTGCTGCCCGTAGACGGCGAACATCTGCCGGTAGCACTCGGTCGTCTGCTGCGGATCCACCTTGCCTCCCTGCGCGGATCGCTGTGAGCAGCGATGCCGCCTCGGTCGTCACGTCGCGCGCTGCATCGGCATTCGCCTGCGCGCTCACGCCTTGCCGTCCACGCGGCAGCCATGGCGGGGGCCCGCGCTCGACGAGCGCGCGGTCGTACGCCTCGGCGTACTTCGCGCGGTGTGCTGCGCGGAAGATCGTCTCTGGTGTGAAGTACCCGAGCGGGTCGTAGTCGGCGCCGTGGCGATCGTGGAAGGCCATGTAGCCGTGCACGAGCGTCGATGGGTCGCTGCCTTCTGCGAGGGTCGCGCGGAGTGCCGTGCGCCTGGGGGTGTTCAGCTTCCGAGGGGGCTGTACGCCGTACGAAGCGAAGGCCTCCTGCACTGCGGGCCATGCCGCGTCGACGGTCGTCTCCGGCGTCTTCTCGGACGGCTCGACTTCTTGGGGGGTAGGGGGGTTCTTCTCTTCTTCTGTACGTAGGGTCGTAGGGTCGTAGGGAGGCCCCAAAAGTTCGGCTGAAGTTTCAGCAGAAGTTGGACGACCGAGTTTCTGGTATTTCGCGTAGTTGTCTACAGAGATCACCCATAGATCCCCGCCGTGATCGCGACGAGATCGAGCGGAGATGGAGGCCACGATCTTCAGTTGATCGACGGTCGATCTCACCTTGTTCGGGTAGACACCAAGGATCGATGCGAGTTCGTGGGTGCGCACAGTCAGCACAGCCGCGGGCCAGGTTTCGGCGGTGCATGCGCGCTTGAGGCGACACGTTCCCAGGAGTCGCGACCACGCGAACCAGAGCAAGGGCGTCCACCGCGAGTCGAGCGGCGACGCTGCTTCGATCGTGATGTACGGGTTATCGCGCCTCACAAGGGGTTCTCGGCGACCATCGCTAGAAGCGCGTCCGACGGTTCGAACCACTCACCGCGAATCCGTTGGGCGGCGAACCGCCTATGGAGGCTTTGCTCTAGTGCCCTCTCGCGACCCGTTCGCAGACCGCTCCCCTCGTCGCGCGTTTGGGCTCTGATCAACCCAATCAGGCGCAGCTCCTCCGCACTGAACAGCTGGAGCTGCCGCAGGCGGCGCGTAGGGTCGTAGTGCGACGTGAACCCGATCTTGATCGGGCCCCCGTTCACCGCCTGAACGAAGTAGACAGGCACTCACCACCCCCCGGTGCGAGCGCGCTCGATGCGCGCCCTATCCCGCCGTCCGTCCCTGCCGCGCTCCCTGCGCCCACTCGACGGCCTTGCGCACGACCCCTGCGTCCACGACCCGCGCGCACTCGATCGCGTGCCAGTCGTCCTCGCTAACACCGGCCGACTTCGCCGCGCTCGCAACGCCGATCGCCATATGACCGCGCGCCTCGCGCAGCACGGAGGCGACACGCCGACGTGATTCCTCGCTCGGGATCTCGCCACGCGGTACAGCCGGCGGCGCAGGCTTCGCTGGCGCGCGCTGCGCGGCGCGCTCGATCGAGCGGCGCGCAGCGGCTTGAGGTTTCTCCGCTTCGGGCCTTGAACCCCCGATCGATTCCTCAGATCTGGTTGATGGAACGCCTACCAGCGGAGAACTCGGACCAGTTTGGGCCCGCCCGCCGTCGGATGCCTTTCGGCTCACCGCTGCGGGCGGGCCCTCTTCCTGGGTTGTTCCGTTGGAGCGCGACTGCAGCGCCTCCATCGCGTCGAAGGCCGCGCGCACGATCGGATCGTCGAGCGCGGCGTCGATCGCGTCCTCGACCGCCTGGGAGGCGAACTCGACGGGCGACTGGCGCAGCACGTAGCAGAGGAGATCTGCACGTTCGCGCGCCTCCTCGGAGAGATCGAGACTCGTCATTCCGTGATCCCCTTCCCCACCAGCGCCACGATCAGCATGAGCGCGACGCACGCGAGAGCGATCGCCATCACGCGGCCCGCATCCCGCGGCGCTTCGCGTGCGCCTCGGTGGCACGGCGCGCGGCTTCGGGAGAGTCGTTGAAGCTCCTCCCGTAAGTACAGACCGCACAGCATTCGTGACCAAAGTCCTGCATCGTGGCGCCGCACTTCGCGCAGGCACGCCGCGGAATCGGGTCGGTGTCGAGCTTCCAGGTCGTCGTCATGCGGCCCGCTCTCCGATCCAGTCGGCGAGCACGGCGCGCGTGCGGATGCGCTCTGCGTCATCCGGGAAGTCGGCGTCGTCGAGCCGATCTCCGAAGACCGCGCGCAGCGCCTTGGCCGCGAGCCGCGCATGCTCGAAGCGTCCGAAGAGGCCTGCCTGTCGCCCTGACGCGACGTGGTCGAGACTCCAACGTCCGAGCGTGTACCGCACCGCAAGCGCCGGCACGCCGACGCTGTGTCCCGACACCTCGGCGCGACCCTTCGTCGTCGCGATCCAGTAGCGCTTCATCGACTCGAGGCCCGATGGTTGGGTGAATCCGACTTCACGCACGCTTCCTTGTGTTCGCGACGGGGGATGCGCGCACCGGCCCGCGGCGTTCGTGCTGGCTGAGCAGACGCGCCTCCTCGCGCTCGCGCTTGCCCTGGAGCTTCGCCTCGGCACACAGATCGGAGACGAGGTCCGGGCCGCCGTAGAACGTGACGATGCGGATCGCGATCAGTGCCCAATCACCCGCGAAGTGCCTGCGCCCTGCATCGCGAACGTGTCGCCGCGGGCGCGCTGCCTGCCGGATGCGTCGCCACACCTCGGCGTCCGTCATCCGCCACCCCTCGAAGCGTTTGATCGCCTCGATGAACGCATCGCGCGCGCGCAGATCGCACTCGTCGAGCATCGCAAGAACCGCTGCAGCGACGCGGGTTTCACCCATGCACTGGCCCCCGCGCGCGAATCGCAGTTGAAAAAAGACCAGTGGGGGCCAGTACCCGGGTGGGACAACGAAGCCGCGCCGAGTGGCGCACTCGACGACTGCGCGGGGGTCGCCCGCTGGTGAGAACTGCCCTCCCCACCAGCGGGCACCCCCCAACACGGAGGGACGCGGAGTGCATCCCCGCCCAGGCTACTGTCCGAATCGTTGGTACACGGCTCCGGGTTCCGAGCCCGGGCGGGAGGAATCGGTGCGTCTCGCGATTGTAGTTGGAGCCTTGATCGCCGTGGGCTGCGTCGGGCCTGGTTCCTACGATCCCTGCTTCGGCTACCACTCGCCGCGATCGACCTACGTCGGCAATGTCGATGCGGCCTTCGCGGCGACGGCCATCGAGCGCGACGAGTACACGAAGACGAGGAAGCTGCGCTCCGCCGAGATCGTGGGCGGCGGAAGCTGCGCGCTGAGTCCCTACTGGACGATGTTCTTGAGGGGCTGGATCAGCGACGAGCAGAACACGCCGACGGCGCAGGTCTACGTCTCGGACCTGTTCTACGGCGACTGGCACCACTACAGCCGCGCGCTCGATATCGATGGGAACAGCTATGAGCTGACCGGCATCGACAAGGACGTGGACTGCTACTCGACCGGATGCCGGTTTCGGGAGACCGTCGGAATCGACGTCACGATCCCGAGGCTGCGCGAGAAGGCGGAGACCGGCATCGCATTCTCTGTCCGCGGCTCCGGCGGAGAGCTTCGATTCACGCTCCCGCCGCCGATGATCCAGGGATTCCTGCGCCGCGTTGACGAAGTCATCGCGGAGAACAGCGCGGCGAATGCGAAGCGGTAGGCGCTTCACGCCGCAGCTCCTAGTCGATCGCGCGTCCCGCACAGCGACCTTGACGGGAAAAGTGGGGCGTCGAGCGTGAAGCGGAAGGCGGGCCGCAGGGTCGGACGAGACGATCTGATCCGTACGATCGCTTCGGCGATGCTGATCCTTGTGGCATGCGCGCCGCCCCCACCGACTCCAGAGCCTGAGATCAACGGGTGGCGTCGCCTCCCGAGCGGCACCGGCTGGACCCGACAAGGCCCCGACTGCAGCGATCCAGAACCGGACTGCGGCGGCGACCTGAGTTGCACGATGCTCTGCGCGCGTGTTCGCGACGAGATGCGCGAGAACGCTGCAGCCGCGGCCCGCCAAGAGGCTGCGAAGTCCGACGCCGGCTGCCAGTCCTGGGCGGCAATGAGCGACAGAGACCGCGTGTACTTCGTCGAGGAGAGTCAACGCGCCTGGGCCGACGCCTACGACCTCTCGCCGGAGACGCGCTGGTGCATGACGAACGAACGCGCCCTCGACCGGCAGATCACCGCGATCAGCGTCGCGTGCACGCCGGGCAAGCAAGGATCCGTGGAGGGGTCGATCGAAGACGCGCAACGACGATGCGGCGCATTCCCGCCTCCGGAGGACTGAGTGGATGAGGCACCTGATCGCCGGACTCGCGATCCTGATGATGCTCGGAGCGACCGCGCCGGCGGACGCAGTCAAGCGACTGCCGCACGACCAATCTCCGGTGTACACCTGCCCCGACGGATCGCAGTGCACCGAGTGGAACCCGATCGGGTGCACCTGCGTCCGCCGATGCCCGGACAACATCGACAGGCTCCCGCACCAGCCGTGCTCGAACGCCCGAGACGCATCCGAGACGCCCGTCGCCGGCGACATCGCGTCCGCTCTCGGCCTCCTCGCGGCCATCCCCGTTCTCGCGAGCCTGCTGCTCTGGCTGGGATGCGGCTTCCTCGCGGCGCTCGTCGCGTCGAGCAAGCAGAGGAGCGTCGCGGGATGGTTTCTTCTGGGCATGCTGTTCGGCCCGCTCGGGCTCATCGCATCGGCTGGAATGGCAACGCGGGGCGAAAGGCCCGAACGACCGTCGTGACCCAATTCGTCACTGCGCGGCGTCATGCTGCGGCGCCCGACGGTCGGTCGTTACCGACCAAGTCTTCGAGCGTGACGAGGCCACCAGTGGCGTGAATGATCTTGAGCGCGGTGTCTGATCGTGTCCCCGCGCCGTTGCAGATGTTGTTGATCGTCGCTTGAGGGACGCCCGTTCGGCGCGCGAACGCCGATTGGGACTCTTTGCGGGATGTCAGGTAGTCGGCCAGGCGCATCTTGGCCGAGTTTCTATCGGACTACCGATAATAAGTCAATCGGTTTTCTGCACTCTCGGCCTATCGGGTAACCGTTACCTTGATGTGGTCGGGGGGTTGCGTGGCATTCAAGACCGAGAGACCGCGAGAGATTCGCGACGTTGAAGTCCCTGTTGCCGGCGGTCGCAAGCACCGTGGGGCCAACCTGGACGACGTATTGCGCCAGATTCTCTGGGACCTCGCCGAGCGTGAGGGATGGTCGGAGAACAAAGCGGCATCCAATCTCGGCGTACCACAGGCGACACTGCATGACTTCATGGCAGGGGCCAAGGACGGCAAGAGCCTCAAGCTCCAGTCGGTTTCACGCATTTGCGCTGCACTTAAGACCAGTCCCGTTGATCTATTCAGGCTGCACGAGCGATATCGGCCGGAGGCGCGCGACGAAGCCACGTTTGCAGAGGACTTGGTCTTCGATCGCTTCCGCGCGCTCTTGAGCCATCAATCCGCGCGGCGCCTAGTCAGACTCATCGAGATTTGGAACGACCGCGGGTCACTACCCAGCCAGCTCGACGCCTGGGAGAAATCCCATAGTTCAGCGAGTCCGTCCAAGGCCTCGGGATCCAAGAAGAAAGGTCGAGCGCCCCAGTAAATCGCAGGGTCAATCGCTTTTCCGATTGACCTCCTATCGGTGTTCCGGTAGTCTGGTCTCCGTTCAGCACGGAGACCTCGATGCTCGACTCCCACTCCCCCGCCGACCTCGACCCCGCCGTCCTGATCCGCACCTGCGGCGAGTGTGGCGATCCGGTCGTGGACGCCAGCCCCTACGTCCCGCGCGGCGCGGCCGTCTGCGAGCCCTGCCGCATCCACGCGGCCGACCTCGCCGCTGCCGAGCGCCAGCGCGCGTGGCAGCTCGCGCACCTGCTCGCGGCGCTGCTCCCGGCGCTCCGTTGCGCGACGTGCGCGGAGGCGGGGTACACGACGCCCGCGGTCGGTTTCTGTGTCCAGTGTGACGCGCGCGTGTGCGACGACGATCACGGCCACCTCGTCTACGAGGACGACTCACCGGACGGTGGCCGCATGCTCGTGTGCGAGGGGTGCCTCTGATGGCGCGCCGATTCGAGCGCGTCGAGCGCGGCTGGATCCGCAGAGACCCGGGCTCCCTCCCCGACTACTGCTTCGTCACCGCGAAGGGTGACGAGTCGCCGACCTTCATCGGCTACCACGCCGAGTGCGGCTGGTGTTTCCTCGGTGCGCCGCACACGCGCGATGCGCACGCGAAGCAGATCCAGGACGCTCGCGTTCGCGACGAGGAGCGCGCAGCCGAGAGGAGGGCCGACGCCCTCCACCGCTACCACGTGATCTCGAATGCGTGGATGCGCTTCGGAGCCGAGCACTTCCTTCGGAAGCTCTCCGCCGGCTGGATCGTCGAGGTCAACGGCGTGCAGACGCCGACCCTCTTCAAGCGGAAGAAGGACGCCCTCGAGCACGCGGAGAAGAACCTGCGCGCGACGACGGATCGCCTCTGGCTCGACGCCACAGGCGAAGACCGCGCACTCGCTCGCATCCTCGCAGGTGCCGCGTGAGCCGCTGCGCCCTCCACGACGTCTCCCTGCCGTGCGCAACCTGCATCGATACCGATGCCGTCGCCGCGGCAATCGTCGCGGCCGAGGTCGGACTTCCTGCGTGGTCTCAGAAGGATGCGAACGGCCGGGAGCTGATGCGTGGCGACCACGTGCGCCTTGCTGACGGGAGTGTCGGTCGCGCACTCGACTTCTCCGACGCCGGCCGACGCGTCCTGGTGCGCGCCTCGCGAACGGGGCCCGCCTTCACGGTCGAGACGGCGAGCGTGAGCCACGTGCCGCTCAAGGCGAAGCCGCGGACACAGCGCCGCAGAGCGGGGGGATCGTGAAGTCAGCTCTCGAAGCCGCGGCAGTGGTCGTGTTCTTCGTCCTCGCAGCACTCGCCTTCTACGTCGTCGGAGGGTTTCTCGTCTGATGCCGTCCTTCTCTTGGATCGCCGTTCGCCGTCACGAGCAGGGCGCAACCGACGCGCGTCACGACCTCCAGGCGCTCCGCGACGAGATCCGTCGGCGCGACGAGCGAATCGCCTTCTTGGAATCGCTCCTCGGGCTTGATCCCGGCGCCGCGATTGTTCCGCTCAGTCGAGCGCGAGAGTCCTCACCCGGACGTTCCGGGGGAGACGGGGCGCGCAGTGCGTTGCGCAACCCGACGCCGGCCACCCACCGGCGCGCATGAAAGGGGTCGCGGTGATTCAGGTCGCCGCGGCCCCAAAGGAAGAACACGATGGAAGAGCAGACCTACGAAGAGCACGACGTCGCCGATCCGCAGGCCAAGGCCGCGAAGAGCGCACGCGCCATTGCGCGATACGAGGCGCCGCCGTCCGACGTCGCACCGTGGCAGCCCTCCGCGCTCGCGCTGCTCTCCGATGAAGAGTTCGAGCTTCGGATCGCCCTGGCCGTCAAGGAGCGCGAGCGGATCGCCAAGATCCAGCGCGCCGTGATGAAGGACGGCGTCGACTACGGCGTGATCCCGGGCACCGACAAGCCGACGCTCTACAAGCCCGGCGCCGAGATCTTGAACCGGCTCGCCGGGCTCGCGCCCGAGTTCGAGGTGACGCGCGAGGTCGGAGACGGCATCACGAGTCCGTCGATCCGCTACCAGATCAAGTGTCGGCTCGTCTCGCGCGACGGCATGGTGATCGCGTCGGGCGACGGCTCCTGCAACTCGTGGGAGCGCAAGTACCGCTATCGCCGCGCCGAGCGACTCTGCCCGAGCTGCAGCCGCAACACGATCTTCCGCAGCAAGCACAAGGAAGAGTGGTTCTGCTGGGTCAAGAAGGGCGGATGCGGCGACACGTTCGCCGTCGATCACCCCGAGATCATCGGTCAGTCCGACACGATGGAGAACCCGGACCCGCACGATCTCGACAACACCATGCTCAAGATCGGGACGAAGCGGGCCATGCTCGCTGCGACTCTGATCGGGCACGCGGGAAGCGGGATCTTCACCCAGGATCTCGAGCCCGACGAAGAGGAGGAAGGCGGGCCGCCGCCCAAGGCGCGCAACGGAGGCGGCAAGCGCTCCGAGCCTGCCACCGACGAGAAGATCGGCCCCGGGCAGAAGACGCTGGCGCAAGCGCGCGCGAAGAAGCGCGCTGCGGAACTCGGCCTCGCGGACGACGGCTACGCAACGCTGCTCAAGGAGGTGCTCGACGGCGGCAACGTGAGGAGCCTCGACGACGTCGCCGTGAGCGCGCTTCCCGATCTCCTGGCGGCGATCGACCAGTACGAGATGCCGGGCTGATGCCGCGCGACGTCAGCGCATACGTGATCGATGGAGTCCGGGCGCCCTCGGTGACGGAGATCCTCCGCATCGAGGGGCTCGCCGACTTCCGCTTCGTCGATCCCGAGGTGCTGGCGTTCGCGGCCGAGCGCGGGTCTCTCCTCCACGAGTGGCTCTCGCTCGTGAACGACGGACACATCTCACGCGACGACGAAGCGCCCGAAGAGATCGCGGGCTACGTCGCCGGCTACTGGAAGTTCCTCGACGCGACCGGCTTCAAGGCGCGCAGCTGGGAGCGCGTCGTGAAGAACGCCCCGCTCCGCTACTGCGGCACGTACGACCTCCTCGGTGAGCTACCGAGCGGTTCCACGCTGGTCGATCTCAAGACGTCGGCGCAGCTCTACCACTGGGTGCCGCTGCAGACCTGCGGATACGCGATGGCCCTCGATCCGCGCCCGGCCCGCGCGGCGCTTCGACTCCTTCGCGACGGCACATATCGCTTCGAGCGGTTCACGGATCGCCAGAACGAGCACGACTGGATCTCAGCGTGCCGCATGGCGCACTACAAGCTGCGCCACGGCATCGCGCGGCTGGAGGACTACTGATGAGCGCACTTTCCGTCGTTCCTGATCCGATCGCGCCGGAACTGGCGACCGAGGCGGAGTCCTGGCCCGACCAGGCACGCGCGCTCACGATTGTCGATGACGCGACGAACGCACGCGCGGGCGAGATGCTCAAGGGCATCAAGGCTCTCGCCGGGCAGATCGACGGCACCTTCGATCCGATCAAGAAGAAGGCGCACGACACGCACCGCGCGATCTGCGACGAGCAGGCAAAGGCGAAGCAGCCGCTCCTCGAAGCCGAGAAGATCCTCAAGGACTCGATGACCGCCTACTACGACGAGCAGCAGCGGCTGGCACGTGCAGAGGCGGCTCGGCTCGAAGCGGAAGCGCGCGCGATCGAGGAAGCGGCGCGGCTCGAAGAAGCGGCGGCGCTCGAAGCGGCTGGCCAGAACGAAGAGGCCGAACGCGTGCTCGTCGAAGAGCCGCCGACGCCCGCTTTCGTGCCGCCCGTTGCCGTCGCGAAGGTCGCGGGCGTCGCGATGCGCGAGGAGTGGTCTGGGGAGGTGACGAACCTCCGCGACCTCTGCCGCGCGATCGGTGAGGGCAAGGCTCCGGTGACGCTCGTCACGATCAACCAGGCGACGCTGAACGGCCTCGCGCGCTCGCTCAAGGGCGAGCTCAAGTATCCGGGCATCCGCGCAGTGAAGCGCACCGGCGTCGCGGCGAGGACGCGGTGATGGAGCAGCGCATTGTCCTGATCGATACCGAGACGGGAGGCACGAGTCCCGGTCGCCATCCGCTGATCCAGTTCGCGGCGATCGCATGCACCGACGATTACGAGCCGATCGAGTCGATCGAGGTCAAGCTCGACTTCGCGCGCGCGCTCGCCGACCCGAAGGCGCTCGAGATGAACAGCTTCTCCCGCGAGTCGTGGGACGCAGCGCTCCAGCCGCGCACGGCCGTCGTCACCATCGCGGCTTTCCTCAAGCGTCATGCCACGCTGGAGCAAATCGCAGCGAGTTCCGGGCGCGCCTACTACGTCGCCCGCGTGATGGCGCATCGCGCCGACTTCGACATGGACTTCCTTCGCGCACTGTTCGATGACCCGGGCCGCCAGATCGGGGAGCCGAAGCCGCACGGCACGCGCGGTGAGTTCCTCCCCGCGTACCCGCTCCCGCTCTGCACCTTGCACCTGGCGCAGTGGACCTTCCGCGTCCTGGGTGAGAAGCCGCCGCGGAACTGGAAGCTGGCCACGATCGCCGAGCACTTCGGCCTCTCCACCGAGGGCGCGCACGATGCGATGGCGGACGTTCGGCTCGCGCGAGAGATCGCCATGCGATGCACCACGATGCTCCGGAGGGCCGCGTGAAGCCGCCGGTGATCCGCCCGCTCGACCAGCTCCGCGCATCGCTCTCGCTACCCGCCGCCGATGAGCTGCATCGCCGCGCTCTCGCGCAGATCGAGCGCCTCCTGGCAGACAAGCAGCGCTTGCAGGGCGCTCTTCGACGCCAGAAGCAACACAACCGCGAGGTCAACCGCGCTCTCGCGCTCCGCTCCGCCGCTTCGGAGAAGTGGCTGGAGCGCGCGTTGTCGGCCGAGCGCGAGCGTGACGCGATGCGCCTCTCGGTCGACACGCTGCGCCGATCGCTCGGCGGTGCGGATGTGGCGGAGGACGGGCGTGGATAGCGCGAAGCGCAGCGCCGCCGAGCACACCGCCTACGTGGCGGATCGTCTGGCGCGGTTCAAGGCGGGCGAACTCACGCGCCAGCCAAGGATCGTCAACGGGCATGCAGACCTGCTGCCGGAGGAGATCTTCGAGCCGAACGGCGAGCTCGCGAAGAACGTGCACGTCGTCGTGTCGCAGGCGCTCGCGATCCAGTGCCGCGACTCGCGTGTCTACACGGCGATCGACCGCGCGATCGCCGGCGAACTTCTCCGACTGCGCCTGGCACTCGCGCACCAT